ATGAAAGAGTTGCGCCTGAGCCATCTTGGAGAGATAGATTAAAAGACCTTGTAAAAGGTGATAACAAGAAAACAGCAATGAGCGCTTAATGGCATACAGATCCGACAAACCTAAAAGAAGGTTAAGCAAAGAAAAAGAATATCAACTTGCCCGTGACCAATGGGACGCGTACACACGCGCCCGTGACAACGGACATCAAGACTATATTGCAGTCGCAAAAAGATGCGATGCTTTTTATCGGGGAGAACAATGGGACGCTGCTGATCTATCTTCTTTGGATGACCAAGGCAGACCCGCCCTTACTATTAATACTATATTACCTACAATTAACACTGTACTTGGTGAACAAAGTACACGTAGGGCCGACGTGACGTTTAAACCTAGGGCGAGTGGGCAGCAAGAGATAGCAGACACCCTAACCAAATTGTTTATGCAAATCTCTGATAACAACAAGTTGGATTGGGTAGAAGGACAGGTCTTTTCTGATGGTCTTATACAAGACAGGGGTTGGTTTGATGTAAGAATAGATTTTGATGACCATATTCAAGGGGAAGTTCGTATAACTGCTAAAGACCCATTAGATATTCTTATTGATCCAGACGCAAAAGACTATGACCCTCGAACGTGGAACGAGATTTTTGAAACGCGATGGATGAGCCTTGATGAAATAGAAGAGACGTATGGGCAAAAGAAAGCAGACCAACTACGTGTAACAGTAGAACAAGGCTCTGCTCTAGGAACAGATTCAATAGAATACGAAGAAGTTAGATATGGAGACACTTATAGCGGTGTCGAATACCAACAGGGAAATACAACTAACCCAGAAGAAAATCGCGCGCTTCGCTCGGTTCGAGTAGTAGAGCGCCAGTACTATAGACTTAAAGAGTGCATGTTTTATATAGATTCAATTACTGGAGACATGCGGGAAGTACCATATAATTGGACAAAGAAAAAACGAGAAGCTTTTGCAGATGAGTTTGCATTAGAAATAATTACAAAAATTGTTCGTAAAGTGCGTTGGACGGTTACTGCAGACCGTATTGTATTGTTTGATGATTGGTCACCATATGACCATTTTACTTTAGTTCCTTTTTTTCCTTTCTGGAGAAGAGGTCGGCCTTTTGGCATGGTTCGCAATCTGATATCCCCCCAGGAACAGTTGAACAAGATCTCTTCTCAAGAACTACATATTGTAAACACAACTGCTAACAGCGGTTGGATTGTGGAGTCTGGTTCTTTAAGTGGCATGGATGCAGATGACTTAGAAGAGCATGGTGCTGAGACAGGATTAGTACTCGAATTTAACCGTGGGTCTAACCCACCGGCTAAAATTCCGCCGAATCAGATTCCTACCGGCTTAGATCGTATAAGCCAAAAAGCAGCTCTTAATATTAAAGCGATCAGCGGTATAAGTGATGCTATGTTGGGGACGGAGAGCCCGGAAGTTTCTGGAGTTGCTTTACAAGCTAAACAAAGTAGAGGGGCTATGATGATTCAAGTGCCTTTGGATAATTTAGCTAAAACACGACAATATTTAGCGGAAAAAGTTTTAAATTTAGTTCAGGCTTATTACACAGAAGAACGGTTAGTTCAAATTGTAAATGAGTCTGACCCTATGAAAACAAGCGAACCTATGGTACTTAACCAGGTTACACCAGAAGGCGAAATTATAAACGATCTTACTTTAGGAGAGTATGACGTTGTAATTGCTACTAGCCCTGCGCGAGATAATTTTGACGAAATGCAGTTTGCTGAAGCGATACAGCTGCGACAAGTCGGTGTTCCAATCCCAGACGACATAATTGTTGATTATTCACATTTAGCGCGTAAAGGGGAAGTAGCACAAAGAATAAGAAAAATGCAGGGTACAGAACCTCCAACAGAAGAAGAAGCACAAATGTTACAATTCCAGATGGAGGCGCAAATCCAAACTATACAACTTGAGATTGCTAAATTAGAAGCAGAAGTAGCTAAAATGCAAGCTGAAGCGCAATTAAATATATCTAAAGCAGAAGAAAATCAAATGGACCCACAATTAAAAATGGCAGAAATAGAAAGCAAACTGCAAATGAAACGAGAAGAACTAGCACTACGTGAAAAACTTGCAGGTCTTACAAATGAACAGAGACGAGCTCAGACGGAAACCGCAGCTGCCGCAAAACTAGCTGCAATAGCTATGAAACCAGGAGGTAACTAAAAATGGCTAAGAAAAAAGCAAACCCAAACGAAGATATCCAAGGCGATATTATTTACGACAGAATGCCAGGAGCAGACGCAATTACTAAAGAAGACGCAGAAGGCTTTACTGTAGATATGAACTTTGAAACACAATCAGAAGACGAAGGAGTGACTGATGAAGAAGCAGAGGCGCCGCAAGAAGAAGCACTTGAAGACGAGACTAACCTTGAAACGAGCCCAGAAGAACTTGAGGCAAAAGAACAAAGCGAAGCAGAACCAGAGGCAGAAGACAGCCCAGAAGAGGTGGTCGAAGAAACAATGGCTGACGCAGATGCAGACGCTACACGATCAGACGATGGAGGAGTTGAAGAAGAGGTTTTTGAAGAATCAGTAGAAGATAAACCTAAAGCACCTATGGTTCCTAAATCTCGACTGGACGAAGTTCTTGCTAAAAACAAAAAAATGCAAAAAAGAATTGAAGAAATAGAACAAGCAGAAGCGGCAGCTAAAGCTGAGGCTCCTCAATATGACTTCGCATCTAAAGAGCAAGAGTATCAACAGTTGCTACTTGATGGTGAAATGAATCAAGCTGCTGTGGTTCGTAATGAAATTCGACAAGCTGAAAGAGAAGCAATGATGTTTGAAGTTCAGCAACAAATGGGCCAAACAGTTCAACAAAACCAAGAAGCTGTAGAGTTACAAGCAAAGGCTAAAGAGATTGAATCTACTTTTCCTATATTGGACCAAAATAGTACTAATTATGATGAAGGGTTAACCCAAGAGGTTATGGAGCTTAGAGATGCTTTTATCGTGCAGGGCTATGGTGCAGCTGATTCGTTGGCACGAGCAACTGAATATACACTAGCTGCAAAAAGACCAGACCTATTAAATATGACAACAGGTGATAGTAGTTTGCAGGGCAATGAAAACGTTGTTACTAAAGAGCAAGTACAAGAGCGCAGACAAAAAACTACAGTTAAAAAGAAAGTGGCTGCAGCTAAATCGCAACCGCCTGCTATGAAAGGCGAAGGCGCTGGAGAACGTGGCGAAAAGACAGTAGACATAGATGTGTTGTCTGATGATGAATTTATGGCATTACCTGAAGAAACATTACGTAGAATGCGTGGTGACTTTGGTTAGAAGTTAATGTAATATAAAAGAGTATTTCGTCTGCTAGTACGATATCTAGCCGGGGTCGTTCCCGTAAAAAATCGTTCTTCGTCTCGCATCCGACGTAAAACTGCGCGAGGTCGTATTCGTAAAACTACGAGAGCGTATCCCAACGATAAAGGGTATACGGGTATTATATCGCCCCAAATAAGTCGATTGGTTTTAAATCTATTAATTTGGAGTATTCAAATGGCAAATACTAACTTTGCATCACTGACCAGTGAACAGCTCACTATTTGGTCACGTGATTTTTGGCGTGTTGCTCGGAATATGTCCTTCATTAACCAATTTGCGGGTAGTGGCCCTAATGCAATGGTTCAGAAAATTTCTGAACTAACCAAATCTGAGAAAGGAGCGAGAGCGGTAATAACCCTTCTAGCTGACATGACTGGAGATGGTATCATTGGAGACTACACTCTCGAAGGTAATGAAGAAGCATTGAGAGCATACGATATTGTTGTTCAACTTGATCAAATGAGATTTGCAAACCGTCTAGCTGGACGTCTTGCTGATCAAAAATCAGTTGTCAACTTTCGTGAGCATTCAAGAGACGCCCTTGCGTATGCAATGGCAGATCGTATAGACCAAATTGCGTTTTTGACGCTTTCTGGTATTGCGTACACTCAGAAAAACAATGGAGCCCTAAGATCAGTTATGACTACTGGTCAAAACCTAGGCGACCTTGCTTTTGCTAGTGACGTTTCTGCACCAACAACCAACAGGCATAGAAGATGGGATGCATCTAGTGGTCTTGTAGCAGGTAGTACAACAGCTGTTGCAGCTGCTGACACTATTCAGTACAAAACTATTGTTGCTCTTAAAGCCTATGCTAAGGATAACTATATCCGTGGTTTGAGAGGTTCAGGTGGCGACGAGGTTTATCACATGTTTGTGACTCCTCAAGTTATGGCTGACCTTAAACTTGATTCAGACTTCCTAGCTAACGTCAGGAATGCTGGAGTAAGAGGACCTAGCAACGAATTGTTCTCAGGTTCTTCAAGCCTTATGGTTGATGGCGTTATGATCCATGAGTTCCGACATGTGTTTAACACATCAGGCGCAACTTCTGGAACATCATCTAATGCTGGTTCTGCCGGATATAAGTGGGGTGCTGATGCTGATATTGATGGCGCAGCTTGCTTATTCTGTGGAGCGCAAGCTCTTGCTATGGCTGATATCGGTCTCCCTGAAATAGTTGAAGATTCTTTCGACTACGGGAACCAAAATGGTATCTCAATTGGTAAGATCCTTGGTTTCAGGAAGCCTAAGTACAACAGTGACCATAATGGTTCTGTTGAAGACTTTGGTGTTATCCGCTTAGACGTGGCATACTAAGTTGAGTCTTGTGGGTAGTCCCCCGGGGCTACCCACATAATCAGGAGAAAAAAATTGAAAATTACAGCACAAGTTGACACATATGTTTCTACCCCATGGGGTGCAGCAATTACCGTTAAGGCGGGAGAAATTAGAGAAGTCGGTGACGATTTAGGATACGAATGTATACATGCAGGTTGTACGGAAATAAAAGACGTAACACCTGAACCTAAACCTAAAGCAAAAGCGGCTCCTAAGAAGAAAAAAGCAACTAAGAAAAAAGAAGATATTATTATAGAGGTATAAATAAATGGCTGGGACCATAACAGGCGCCAATATTCTTTTAAGAGTTAAAGACACGCTTCAAGATACGACAAGTGTTCGTTGGACTGAGGCGGAACTTTTGCGTTATATAAATGACGCACAGAGGGAGATTGTAAATTTAAGACCCGACGCTTCTGCGACTACTGCTAATGTAGCGTTGGTTGTTGGCACTGCCCAAACAATTCCTACGGCTGGATTGCGGCTTATTAAAGTAGTACGCAACATGTCTGATGCTTCCGGTGGTGCTACAGGTAAAAGAGCTATTCGTATAGTTGATCGTGAAATATTAGATTCACAAGAACCTAATTGGCACGACCCAACGGTTTCTGGAGATGCAGCGCATACAACAACCGTAAAGCATTACGTGTTTGATGAAGATGATCCGCGCAGGTTTTACGTATATCCGGGAGCTTCTTCTACTAGTACTTTCGTAGAGATTGTTTATTCTGCAGCACCTACAGATTTAGCAAATACAAGTGCTACTCTGTACATAGATGATATTTATGCAAATGCAGTTATTGATTTTGTTCTTTATAGAGCATATATGAAAGATGCAGAGTTTGCAGGCAATGCGCAACGCGCACAAAATCATTTTCAGCTTTTTATGAGCAGCGTAGGGGCAGGATTCCAGGCGCACACTATGGTAAGCCCTAATATGGATGCCGCACGAGCTATGCCTCAGTTTATGGCTCCTACACAACCACAAGGATAAAAAATGGGAACAAGGAAAACAGTAGAAAAAGTTATTAACGGGGTAAAACACGTAAAACGCGTGCCGAATGTGCCTAACCATTCAACCGCGCACCCTTTGCATGTTCCACCTGTTTCTAACCTTGGTAAAGTACCACAGACAAAGAAGTAAAAAATGGCAACATATGATTCATTGGTTAAAGAAATCTTACCCTACGTTCCAGGATGTCCTGATTCGTTGGTAATTAACCACCTGCGCGCGGCTACAATTGAAGCGTGTGAAAAAAGCCAAGCATATGTACATGATTTAGATCCTATAAGCACTGTGTCTGGTGTTTATGAATACGACTTTGGCCAACCTGTTGGCACACAAGTACATCAAATTCTTTGGATGATTCATGATGGGGATGATTTAGATCCTATTAGTCCTAGGAGTTTGGAACTTAATTTTCCAGATTGGAGAAACCGCTCAAGTATTCCAAGAGTTTATTTACAGAAAAACCCGGACACTTTTTGGTTAGTTCCTGTTCCTTCGAGTTCAAAAACAAACGCAATACAACTAAGCGTTGCTCTTAAGCCTACAAGAACGTCAAATAACATAAATACAAATTTTTCTACGGATTACAGAGATGCTATTATTTACGGCACTTTGTTTCGTTTATTAAGGATTCCTTCTAAAGATTGGAGTGACCCTGCAGCAGCAAATGATTATTACATGTTGTTCCAACAAGAAGTTAAAGATGCTGAGCTTAGAGGCAGGGGCGGAGATTTAGGAGTAAGAAGATTAGTCAAATACAAAGGTGTGGGTTTGACACCAAGGAAGAGGTATAAGAGATATGGTACGGAGATCGACTACTAGTGAGAATTTAAAGTTAGAACATATTCCGCTAGCAGATGTACGTGTTGCATATGAACATATAGAGTCAGACCTCCATAAGGTAAGAGAAAAATCATATGCAGATTGGATACCCGCAGATGTGTATGCATCTTTAAGAAAAGCGGAGTCTGATTTACACATAGGATATATGAAAGATGAGTATGTTGGATTTTTAGTTACCTCTTTCACAACGGATTCTGGCGGAGAACCTGTTTTATCTATTTGGGCAGGGTATCAAAAACCAGGATATAATTTTTTAGAAGAAGCGATGAAAAGAATGGATAGTATCGCGGATGAATTTAACATGACAGCAATTGAGTTTGCTTCAAGCAGGGAAGGATGGAGTAGGCTCGGAGAAAAATTAGGCTACAACAAAGTTTGTAGTCTTTATAGAAAAGAGACATAGATGAGTAAATTATTCGGAAAAAGACCAAGCTCTGATTTTGAGCCTTCTGAACTTACTAAAAAGTCAGGAGCAATTGGGCTTGCAAATATAAAACTTGGAGATCAAATTATAGATGCTTCTGTGCCTGCTATTGTTGATTATGTATCTGGAACACAAGACTATCAAAAAATAGGAGAAAGAGTTGTAAGCGCGGATTTAGCACAGATGCAAGACATGATGCCAATTCGTTCACCAAAAGATGTTCTACAACATGAGTACGGTTCTCCTTTGCAGAGTTCAATGAACGCTAGGATGGGGGCAAAAATTGACGGCTTAGCTCAACAAAAAGATGACCAGCTTACTGCAGCTGGCCTAACACAAAAAATTTCTACGCAAGGTACTCGTGGACTAACACAGTTAGGAAGAATGCAAGATGATACTAAATTTAGAACTGCTTTAAATCGGGGGCAAGCTGGGGCTGCTTATGGCAACCTGCTTGGTACTTTAGGTGGTATATATGCATATAAGAAAAATAACCCATGATTAGTAATTTAGGAAATACAGATGTGATGACAAACCCGGCGTACATGTCAAAGGGACCAGTAACGCAACGTCGTTCTCCCAAAAGAAAAAACCAGTTTGTTTATTCTAACCCCGCTGCAGAGTCAGAAGCGCCGTACAGTAAGATGTCTACTACGCCTACTAACCCCGGGCTTGGTACGGTACAACATGGCGCATCTACATATAATTTACCCATGAGCACGACGGATACTCTTGAAAATTATCTTTCACAAAGTTATTCAGAAAGCAGAGAAAAATATGATACTTTTATAAAGTCTTTAATGAGTGGACGGTATGGCGAAGAACTTGTTGAAGAAGTGCGACCTACTATGGAAAACGAAGCAGAAAAACAAAGAGGCATTACTGCGAGAAGTTTAGCAAGGTATGGCCAAAGTTTAACACCTGCTGAACGCATGGCTATGCATCGCCAAGAACAAAGAAGCGAAGCTTTAGGTCTTGCTGGGGCACTTACGAACACACGTGTTGCTGCAAGAGACATTCAACAAAATTATCTTAGGGGTCTTGCTAATCTTGGAGTTGCCATTAGAGGCGAAGGGTTAACTGCAGCTTTAGGGGCTGAAGCTTCTACAGAGGCAGGAAGGCAAGCTTTGTCAGCAAATAGAAGTGCCTATAAATCTAACATAGCTAGTACTTTAGGTACGGCTGCGACAATTTGGGCGTTTGGAGGTTTCTAATGGCTACTAATAATCCTTTAGCTTCGGGTCTTGCTGCTTACGCTTCATTGCAAAATATGGACTATATGAAGTCGCTTGCTCAACAAGCTAATCTAAAAAACCAAGAAGAAAAAGCCGAACAAGATTTGTTTAACCTTGTTGGTTCAGGCTTGTATACAGACGACCCTCTTTCTCCAGGAGGCATGATTAAATTCACTGGTGATTACCAGAACATGCCAAAAGGGCTACTACCTGAAATATTAAACAGCGCTTTACCTGACGGCATGTTGAAGTATAAAGGCGTCATAGGCAAAAAGAAAAGAAAACAAGGCAAAGTACATAGTATTGAGCGTATTACCCCCGAAAATTTTGAGCAACTTGAGGCACCAAAAGAGCAGAT